CAACTAGGCAGTGTGGTGGAAGACGATGAATGAGTATCAGAAGACCTTTGATATAGCCTTGAAGATATTTATTTATGGGTGCGTTGCATTATGGTTTCTGGGGTTTCTACGTTTTCTTCCTGACGATTTGTCTGACAGAATTGTTAATCTCCTACTCGGAAAGGTTGGACTTGGTAAATGAAATATCTTTTGGTGTTATTACTGCTTACTGGATGTAAAGACGTTTACCGCTATCCCTGCCAGAACCCTGATAACTTTTACACACCTGATTGTCAGAAGCCTAAATGTTTGTTTACCCAACAATGTCCTGAATACTTAGTAGCCCCAATCTTGGAGAAAAAGGTCAATGAACAACCAGAAAAATGAGCTTCTAACTACCGAGGCTTTTGAGGTCAGAGTTTGGGGCTTTGTGGTCATTATGGTGACCTGCATCCTCTGTTTTATCGTCATTGCACTACTTTATTCTGTGACATTCGTCACTCAACCCATCAAAAGTATGGCCCCGATTGACCAAGCCTATACCAAGATGCTGAACGACATTGTTCTGTTGATTGTGGGTGGTATTGGTGGAGTGATGACTAAACGTGCGGCAGGTGCGGCTTCTAAGATGTTTAACCCCCCAACACAACCAATGTGTCAGCCAATGGGAGGCTTCCAAGGCGGTTATTCAAACTATGCTTCTCCGCAATCTGCGTATGGTTTACCTTCTCAACCTTTCGGTGCTATGCCTGTTTGGACTAATCCTGAGTTGGATGAATCTTGGACACCTGGCCCTCCTCCCACTACGCCTCCTGACCATTTAGAAGATGACCATGAGCGTATTCAAATGGCTGTTGCTCGACAGGAGGCTGACTAATGTTCGGAATACCTTTACCCTATCTTGCTTTGGCTATTTGCATAGCCTTGTTTGGCAGTTATCGAGGTGGCTACCACTTCGGATGGGAAGACAGAGACAATGACATGAAGATTGCCATTGCTAAAAAGAACGAGGAATCTAGGGCTAAAGAACAAGAACTAGGCTCTAAGTTACAGGATCAGGAAATTCAACTCAGAAAGGCACAAGATGATATCGTTAAGAAACAGTCTGCTATGCACGAGCTTGCTCGCACTGGTAGGTTGCGCCTCCCAACCCCAAGTTGTCCACAAACCAGTACAAGTTCCTCCACTCCCTCTGGAAATACACAACCCATCGATCCCCCTCAAGCCGAATCTGAGCGACAGGTTATTGAAGCTCTTATCGACCTCGCAGCCGATGGAGACAAAGCCATCACCAAACTTAACTCCTGCGTTGCCGCCTATGAAGAAGTAAGGAGAATCGTCAATGGTCAGTAAAGAACAGTTGGCTCAACTTCACATTGGTGAGCAGTGGGTAGATGCTCTAAATGCTACTTTTGAGAGGTTTGACATTATGAATCCGCTAAGAAAGGCGGCTTTCATTGGTCAATGTGGGCATGAATGTGGGAACTTTAAGATGCTCGAAGAGGGCTTATCTTATTCTGCCGCTGGTCTGATGAAAACATGGCCTAAACGCTTTGATGCTGCCAAGGCTCAAGCGTGTCAACGTAACCCTAAACTTATCGCAAATACTGTTTACGCCAATCGTATGGGAAACAGGGATGAGGCTTCAGGGGATGGGTATCGTTTCCGAGGCCGAGGATGTATACAGCTTACTGGCTCTAGCTCGTATTTTCACGCTGGCAAGGCTCTAGGTGTTGACTTCTGGGCAAACCCTGATCTTGTGGCTACACCTCAGTACGCTGCCCTCACTGCGGGATGGTTTTGGGACACACACAAACTCAACCAATATGCTGATTCTCAAGACTATAAAACCTTAACCAAGAAGATCAATGGTGGGTTTATTGGCTTGGAAGACCGCATAAAGCATATAGACCATGCCTTGCTAGTTTTGGCTTCTTAAACTAAATTGTAACAATTCTGCTATAAGGTGTTGAAATGCCTAACATTCCTACACCAGAACACGCTGAGTTGTTTGCACAAAGTGTCAAAAAGTGGCAACAAGTGCTTAGTCTTGGTGATTGGAGAATAGAGAAGGGAAGTAAACCCGCAAAGGCTGCTATGGCTTCTGTTGAGTTTAATGCTTCTGCTAGGTTGGCAACTTATAGGTTAGGTGACTTTGGTGCTGAAAAGATCACACCAGAGTCTTTGGATCAGACTGCTTTACATGAGTTGCTTCATGTGTTTCTGCACGACTTAATGACTGTGGCACAAGACCCTAAATCATCTCAAGATGAGATAGAGATGCAAGAGCATAGAGTCATCAATCTGTTAGAAAAGTTACTCTCTAAGGATTCCAATGGGTAGTAATAACGAAACGTGTACTGATACCGAATTCATCAAGTTATGGGGTCAACTTCAGTCTGCAACAAGATTAGCTGAACACCTTGGAATAAGTGTCAGAGCAACTCACTTGCGTAGAAGGTATATTGAAAAACAATACGACATGGCACTTAACGCAAGTGATTGGCGTGGTGTCAAATACGACAAAAACAAACCTAAATCTTTCTCTCCCCTAAAACAAGTAGAACTAGGCATACTGGACGGGTGTGTGATTGTGTTCTCTGATGCTCACTTCATACCTGGTCAACGTACAACAGCCTTTAAAGGGCTTCTATGGGCTATAGAACAGTTCAAACCCAAAGCAATAATCTGTAACGGGGATGCCTTTGATGGAGCGTCTATCTCTCGCCATGACGTCACTGACCAACCACAAACTTCTGTTATCCAAGAACTAAAGGCTTGTCAGGGTGCGCTAGGTGAGATAGAGGAAGTCGCTAAAGCAGCGAGACACAATGTAAAGTTATGCTTTACATGGGGTAATCACGATATTAGGTTTGGCAATCGTTTAGCCCAACACGCACCACAGTTTAAGGATGTTGTCGGGTTTAAATTGACAGACCATATCCCAGATTGGGACTTTTGTTGGGCAGTATGGCCTACTGAACAATGTATTGTTAAACACCGATATAAGGGTGGTGTTCATGCCACTCACAACAATACTGTTAACGCTGGTGTGTCAATAGTTACTGGACACTTGCACTCTCTAAAGGTCACTCCATTCTCTGACTACAATGGATGTAGATACGGGGTAGATACAGGGACTTTGGCTGAGACTGATGGCCCACAATTTACTTATGCTGAGATAAACCCAAGTAACCACAGATCAGGATTTGCTGTGCTAAACTTCTTCAATGGTCAGCTTTTATGGCCTGAACTCGTCCATAAATTTGATGAGGACATGATTCAGTTTAGAGGCGAAGTAATTGATGTAGGTGCGTTTTGAGTGCCTGGCTAATCATTCTGACGGGTGCTATCTACGCCTACATTGCGGGTGAGCAGCTATACAAAGAAAACCCGCATATGGCGATTGTCTATGCGGGTTATGCGTTTTCAAACGTGGGTCTTTACCTACTGGCAAAGTAGCTTATAGGCTACATATGATTTTCAGCATCTACACCTGCAAACATTACTTTTTCTGATGATTCTTCTTCAAAGTCATCTTCATTGCAGTCAACTGCTTCATAGTCAACCGCCCAACCATGTTCTTCTTGGAACTGGATAAACTTTTGAATGACTTGAATCTTCTCAAAGTCATATGTTTCAACTGTAATTTTCTCATTACCAATATAACCAAAATCCATCTCAAATTTCATCTTACTCTCCTTAAAGGCTCTTGATACTTCTCTGGTGGAGGTGGTGGAGGAATCATATTCTCCGAGGGTGGAGTCCATCCATGCTTTCTCCATAGTGCTTGGACATCCGATCCTGACTCCCATTTAAAGTCTTTCAGAGGGACTGATGGATAGCTAATCTTGGAATATGGTGGTAGTTCTATCATTTTGTCGCCTTCATAATTCGTTGATTTCTGCCAAACCGACCTCGTTTGACACCCGAAACTTCAATAAATCCCTTGTCTAACAAAGCACGATACCTTGCCGTTATTGAGGAATATGGATAGTTTGGGAACATACCAAGGATGTCGTCTGAGATACACCCCTCTGGAAAGCCTTTAATAGCCTCATAGACCATTGTTTCTAGCTTGGTGGTGTCAACTGCTTGAGCCGCCTGATGGCTCGTTGTAGGGTCTTCTTTTCTAACCAGTTTGAAAGGTTCTGTGCCAAAGAATCTTTCTATTGAAGCATTCATGTTATCAAAAAATGTACTCATTTATTCACTCCTATTGGGTGAGGGGAAAACTGCTCGTCTGCAAGCTAGGAAAATCCTTTGCACAGCTCTCCCCTCGGGTTTATATTAACTTAAAAGGGCATTGATTCGTCATCAAAGCCAGTAGCCTTAGAACGCTCAGAAGGTTTGGCTTTATATTCTTCTTTAGGAGATACTGCTAACCCCATGAATTTGCCTGACTTTCCTTCTTTTACCCAAGCTGATAGCCAGTAATCCTGACCATTGACTGTGATATTTCCCTTGTAATCAGGATGATTTCCTGTTTCCTTTTTGTCGTTCTTAAACAGAACACCAGAGTTATCCCGCTGATTTGCTTTATTGTCCATTACATTTCCTTCGCTTTCTTTAACGCTGAACGCACTTTACTAGGCATGAGAGTCCATAGAGCGATTTTTTGCTCGTTATCTAGGTTCTCTTCATCCAACCTAACCAAGGCTGCCCTTGGATCACCTTGCTCACACATGGCAATCAATTCTATTGCCACTTCTTCAAGATACCTTAATTCCTCGATTGGAACGTCATTTTGTGCGCCTTGAGTAGGGCTGATGATAATCTTTTCTTGTTTATCACCCTCTTCGGGCAAGTCTTCACCAGCAAAAATGTACAGCCCGAGTCCATGTAGTGCCAGGGCTTTTGTCATACAACGCATGATTGCTGTGTTGACCGCAAAAGCATCAGGATTGGGGATGGCTTTGTTCCGATAGTCCATCACAGGCAATTGGCAGGTCATTGGTTTGCCAAACATGGTAGCGGTAACGAACACCATTGCCGTACCATTGATTTCCATGAAGCACTTGTCGCCAAACATCTCTACCTTGTAGGTAGCGGTAGGATCAGCTTTGAGAGCCTCTTGCCATGCCCATGCCCATGACAGGTAGGTCAGGTTGTTTTTCTTCTCTGTATGAGAATTGACATCTTTTTTCAGTAACGCTTCTATTGACATATTAACTCCTGTTATATTGTTAAGGTTGAAATTTTCTCATCAATGACAATAAGTTTCTTTATTGCATCGACACGTTTATCGTAATCAATTACTGACTCTTCGTCATCAATGTTTACCCTAATAACTTTGCCATTTAGCAACATACTTGGGCATTCACCGAGTGGTTGGTCAATGCCAATTATTGACAAACAATGCCAATCTCTTCCCTCTTCGTAAGGCTTAAACATTGATGATTTCCAAGTATTACTGTGAATATAAAGCCCATGTTTGTTAACATGATTTCTTAACTTGATTTCAATTTCGGTTCTGTAATTCAACCAATCTCTTTTAAGCCACATTGTTTTCTTGTCTCTCCTAACATACCTTGCAAACAATTCACTCAAAAATACTCCAGTCATCTTGCTTTTCTCATAATTACCAGAATACCTTGAGTGCCTTGAACCCCGCATGAATACTGGGTCTTGACCATCAGCAAATCTTTCTTTGAAACAAGAATGTAAGCTAGAAATCCAAGGCAGCGATTCTAGTGTTTCCTTATCATAGAAACTAGATGGAACAAGGCAAGGCGTATCTATTCTTTGCGTCCAGAAGTAGTTTGAAACATTTTCTGGAGTGAACATCAACTTCTCTTGCATATCAGCCACCAAAACCAACTGCTTTAACGTCCTTGCCATCCATCTTCTCATTCAACATGGCAAACTTCATTTCCAAGTTGACTGTGTTGTAGACTTGTTGGGCATAATTGCAGATTGCTTTTGCTTGACCTGCTTCTTGGTTTCCACTAGCCACACTAAGCATTTGCTCTAAAAGAAATGAACGCAATTCCTTTGTGTTGTTGGGTGCTTTGGTTTTAATTTGTCTAGTCATATTAACTCCTTTGATTTTCGTATAACTCTTGTTGAATAATCTCTTTTTGTTGTTCAGGATATAAATCCTTGAACTCGATGAAGTCTGCTTCTTGGCAGCAAACTATTTTATCTCCCTTGATTGTCAAACAATAAGGACAGTAGTGGATGTCAGAAAACTCTTCCACATAGGTCTGAAATAGTGTTTTCATCAGTGGAAACTCTCGTAAGCCATTGTCCACAGAACATCACCCGCCAGATCGGTGAGCTTGTTTAACTCATCTTCTGTTAGTGGTGTTCCATCTTCATAGCATCCATCTGAGAAGTAGGCATCAGAGAAATCTGGATAATCTCTTGAATCTACTCCATCTACCTCTAGGTCTACAACCTTTTTTCCATTAAGAATCGGCATCATTCGCCCCTTGCTTTAATCATTGCGTCTGCTAACAGATAAGAGGTTTGCGCTCCCAATTTAAAAACTTCAGGCCGCCAAACTTCATTGGCCATGTAAGCCTGCATGGCCTTTGCCGCAAAGTAGTCACGCAGGCTCATGCCATACATAGTTCTTGTTTGATTCAATTGCTTGTCAAAGTATGCGTATGGAAAAGCTGATTCATTCATATTCACTCCTATTTGTTTATCAAAAATGTGGCTTAATTACTGCCCACACCGATAATGTGCCACAGGTTTTACAGGAAATATCTAGGGGTTTTCCCTACTATTTTTATCTTTTTTATCATGCTAGGCTACTCGTATGAAAACTGAAATACTTGAAAAAAGATGCGCTGAAGCCTTACATGGGTACGCCCAAACAATGGCAGATGCTTATACAACCGAACCAGAGGACTTTGATGCGGCTGTAACAGCTTTGCTTGCCAGAACGCTAGAACTTCATCTAAACCGAACAATCAACCTGGAGAACCTTTACAAATGACCCAAGAAGCAGTGATCCGAGCCTTACAGAATGGCCCACTTACATCCTACCAACTAGAGGATTTAACAGGCATACCAAGATTGTCTATTGCAGCTTGTTGCACCAAGATGCGCTATAAAAAGAAACTAAAGATTGAAAAGGTCAAGATGGGGCGTTCTTGGGTTTCTCAGTACACTTTAGAACCCCACATGATTGAGGCTGAAAAGGTAGAAGAGCCTCGTGATCTGCTAAACCCGTTTGACATTAGAAACGCTAAAGGCATCTTTTCTAAGTCTGAGTATGCTTCCATGAACAATCAAGCTGTTCGTTTGTTTGGCAGAAAACCAACAAATGAAATCACAAATAATCAATTTATTTGATTTACAAAGTAGAATAAGTTTGATATTATGGAATCCAGCTAGGTACGAAGTCATGAGCGTACCGAAAAGAGTTAACCCTTCTCCTGCTGGCAATTCCTTTAAGGGTGGTTTAAAAAGCGGAATATATGCACTACTACCAGTTCCATATTGGTGACTACAAAAGTCACACCCATCACCTTTCTTTGATGGAAGATTTAGCTTACAGACGTTTGCTAGATTTCTACTTTCTCCATGAACAACCCATAAAACACCGAGATATTGCTCGTCAGATCGGTATGCGTGAGCATGAAGAAGACGTAATGACTGTCCTAAATGAGTTCTTCATTTCAACGGCAGATGGCTTTGTTTCTCCTCGTGCAGACAAGGAAATCAAGCAATACAAAGAGTTTGCAGAAGCAGGTAAACGTGGGGCGGCTAAAAGGTGGGGAACACCCCCCAATGGGGAGGCTATTAGCCCCCCTAATGCTACCCCAATAGCAACCAATAACCATAAACCAATAACCAATAACCATATAAAAGAGAACAAGCGTGGCTCACGCCTCGCCCAAGATTGGTTTCTCAGTAAATCAATGGGGGATTGGGCTACTCAGGAAAGACCTGATTTGGATGTTCGTCAGGTTGCTGAACAGTTTAAAGATTATTGGGTTGCCCAAGCGGGTCAAAAAGGTGTGAAGTTGGATTGGGATGCTACATGGCGTAATTGGGTTAGAAACACCAAAGCTGTTAAACCAAATCCCTATGACGTTGGGAGGCTCACTGTTGCGCCATTAAATGAGCCTGACCCTGCTTTGCTTAAGATTGAGGAAGATGCAAAAAAAGCCGCACCTATACCGCTAGAAGTGTTGGCAAAGATGGCTGAGTTGCGGAGAAAAGCATGATTCACTATCACGGCTTACCAATAACTCCTGCCACAGTAGCAATCAAAGCAATAGAAGGTGGTCATGCGTTTGTTTCGTTTGCTCATTCTGACCAGATTGCATCAGCTATTGAGGTCTGTCAGTCCTTCGCCATAGACAATGGAGCATTTTCTGCTTGGAGACAAGGTAAACCAATTACTGATTGGCAGCCTTTCTACGATTGGTCACTAGACCTTAAAAAAGTCCCTTCTTGCGACTTTGCCGTCATTCCAGATGTAATTGATGGAAACGAGGCAGACAATGATGACCTTCTGAAGGACTGCCCATTGCCTAAGTGGTTTGGCGCACCCGTTTGGCATATGCACGAATCCCTTGAGAGGCTAGAACAATTGGCAAACACCTATGTTCGGGTCTGCATTGGCAGTTCTGGCGAGTTTTCTACAGTAGGAACATCTTTTTGGTGGGTCAAGATGAGCCAGGCAATGCGGGTTATTTGTGATGACATGGGAAGACCTGCTTGCAAATTGCATGGTTTGAGGATGCTAGACCCTGCAATCTTCACAAAACTACCATTTTCATCAGCCGATAGCACCAATATTGGCAGGAATGTGGGCATTGATGTGCATTGGAAGCATGGCAATTATTTGCCGCCAACCAAGGAAGCAAGAGCGCAAATCATGCGTTCTAGGATCGAGGCATTTAATGCCCCTTCGCAATGGAATTTTTATCAACCAATGGAACAGGAAACACTTTTATGATTTTTGCTTTAATTATTTATGCCGTGGCAATGACCTTGGCAAACCTTTTGGTGGCAACCTTTGGCCCATCGATTAGCCCGATAAATGCCTTTTTCCTAATCGGACTTGATCTGACATTGAGAGATTGGCTTCATGTTCGTCTAAAAACTTGGCAAATGGGATGCCTGATTGTCGGTACTGGTGGGTTAACTTATCTGCTAAACCCTGCCGCAGGAATGATTGCAGTAGCTTCTGCCGTTGCGTTCTTGGTTGCCGCTTTAGTTGATTGGGCGGTCTTTATGAGAACAACAGGCTCATGGATTAAAAGAGCAAATGTTTCAAATACTGCTGGCGCTGCCGTAGATTCATTATTGTTCCCAACTATTGCATTTGGTGCTTTGATGCCTGAAATTGTGGCACTTCAGTTTGTTGCCAAAGTTTCTGGTGGTGCAATTTGGTCTTATGTCTTAGAAAAGAAACTAAAACATGAGCCATTTTGAAGCCCATCAACTGTTAGACAAAGTAAAAGAAGGAATCCCCTTTCCGCTTTACCTGATAAACAAAGCCTTAGAGCTTACTGGCGACCTAGAGTAAACCCCTATGGCGTATTCGAGAAAAACAATATCCAATGAGTCAGATAGGGTGATCCTAGAGCAAGCAGAGGCTAGGGAACTTTATAGAAGTTGGAGTTGGAGCAAGAATCGTGATCTCATTCGTGCCAGATTAGAGCGAGCTGAACGAATCTATGGAACTGGCGCAAGAGACAGAATTCGTGCGTACATGGCACAAATGAAAGATGGAACTTTAATATGACATTCATGGTGACAATCAAAGTAGATGGCGTACCCGTCCCGAAAGGTCGAGCAAGGTATGTACGAAGGGGAAACCATATTTCCACTTACACCCCTGAGAAAACCAGAACCTATGAAACCTTAATCAAGGATTCTGCAATCGAGGCAATGGGTGCATCTGAACCGCTAGAAACACCTGTGAGCCTGTATCTCTACATTCGAGTGCCAATCCCCAAGTCATGCACCAAAAAACGCCTACAAGCGATTGCCGATGGATCAGAAAAACCAATCAAGAAGCCCGATGCGTCAAATATTTTGAAATCGGTGGAAGATGGCATGAACGGGGTTGTCTACCATGACGATTCGCAGATCATCAACATCCACGTTACCAAGGTTTATTCAAGTCTGCCAGGTGTTGATATTTGCGTTAAGGAGTGTTTGGAATGAGCAACCCATTTGAAATTATTGAGCCAACTTGTATCAGTTTCTCAGGAGGCAGGACATCGGCTTATATGCTTTACCGCATCCTACAGGCTCACGACATGAGCCTCCCGCCCGAAGCAATCGTCTGTTTTGCCAATACAGGAAAGGAATGCGAGGAAACTTTAGAGTTTGTGCATGATTGCGAGACAAATTGGGGTGTCAAGATAAATTGGCTAGAGTACAAAGCCCATGAAACCCCAAAAGATAGGTTCAGAGTGGTCGATTTCGAGACTGCAAGTCGTGATGGAGAGCCTTTCTTTGACTCAATCAACCAAAACGGCAAGCCATACCTACCAAATCCAGTTGCCAGGATATGCACAATCAACATGAAGATTCGGGTTATCCACCACTTTTTGAAGTCTTTGGGGTGGAAACACAACGAAAACATGGATTGGGTGGGCATTCGGGCAGACGAACAGAGAAGGGCAGCCAAGATTGACCGAAGCAGAACACCACTTGTGGCGGCAGGAGTCACTAAAGAACACGTTGGCGCATTTTGGAAAAGCCATGCATTTGACCTTAAATTGCCAAACAACAATGGGGTAACGATGCATGGAAATTGTGATTTGTGCTTTTTAAAGCCAGCTCACCAGATTCAGTCCCTGATCCAAGAAAAACCCGAGAGGGCTTTGTGGTGGATGAAGATGGAAGCTCATGCCAACAGTTCAAACAAAACCTATGGAGACGGGGCAAAGTTCCGCAAAGACAGACCAAGTTATGCAGAAATGCACAAATATGCCTTGGCACAAACCGATATGTTTGACAAAACAGAAGAGGCAATTGCGTGTTTTTGTGGAGATTAGGGTAAGTCCCTATGTTATTACTTAAGCAAATAGGTAAGATTTAATTTTTAACAGGAGTTACATCATGGAATCAACTTGGGAATTTGACACAACAGTAGGTGCGGGTAGCGAAGTGGTTACTGTCGTTTATGAGTATGAAAACGATGGAGAGACAACCTATAACGAATCCATTAAAGAAGTATGGTTTGAGGGTAGAAACGTCATAGGGCTATTCTCTGATGAACAATTCAAAGAGATGGAGTGCGAGGCGGCAATGCGCTTCCAGCATCACAAACTTAATTACAAAACCGAGGATGTATGAGCGAGGCGTGGAGACTAATCCTTATCGCACTTACTGCTTTTTGGGCGGGAGTGCTTAGTTTATTGAAGTTTTGGTATGACTGAATCAGAATTACAAAAAATTGCAGAAAGAACTGCCGCCTTTGGGGTTCATCCAAGTGGTGAATACATTTATTCGTTCTATACCGAGCAACTGCAAGCCTTTGCAAGATTGATAGCAGAGCATGAGCGTGAACAATGCAAAAAACTCTGCCAATGGAAAACAGGCAACCAATTTGTTGATGAGGCGATTGCTGTTTGCTATCGGGCAATAGACCAAAGAGGACAACCATGACTGATTGGACTAAAGAGGAAGACGAGGCATTTAATGCCGTTGAAAAGCAAAGTAATCTTGGGAAGCAGATTTTGCGAGACCTAGGCCAACCCTACCATTTTGATGTTTTCGTGTCTCAATCCCAAAGAAATCAGGTTTTGGAGGAAGTGGCAAAGGAATTCGACAAAATGCCCTTTGGTGACACTGCTTCGAGTTTTGCTTGTTTTGTGCGAAACATGAAGGTTTGCCCTCCGTGTTATGGGAACTGCAGCCAAGGCAGAAATTGCCCAG